TCAGAGGTCTTCTTGTTGTCTTAACTCGTTCAATATATCTGCAACGCTTTCAGAGGTTACTACCTCCCAAGGTCTGACAGGCTCATCAGGTAGAACGAAATCAAAGACCTTACCCTCTTTTCTGACAATGTTGACCTTGTTGCCTGTAATATATCCTCCATCTATCGCCTGTTTTAATTCGTCATAATGTAACATAGTTTATTACCTCCTATCTGTTAATTCGCAAAAAGTCTGTTTTTTTGAATGAAAATTGAAAATAATATCTAAAAATCTGTATTTTTATTGTTTCCTACTGTATCTTGAGCTAACTTGAGATTATCTTGAGCACGAAAAAAAGCCCCTAGGATTTTGTCCTAAGGGCTTTCTGCGTCTTATCTTAAACTGGTTTTTTTGAAAGTGTGTAGGTTACTCCATTGATAGAAATTTCAATCCCCTCAATGTTGACCTCAATCTTGTCTGTGCTACCGACATCTGTGACGGTAGCAGTATCAAACTTGGCTAGTGATCCATNCAGCTTGAACGAAAAAAGAGGCTGGCAAAATATCATAACGCTGAATGGGTTCCCCCATTTCAAAGAAAATATATCGGCTCTAAAATTTGTTACTGTGGTCTATGTGGAGCACACCTAAAGTCAGAAAAAGATAAGAAAAATAAACTTACTGGCATACGGTCTATCTCGTTCTTCTGCCCTAACACAAGATCTAGGGGTACAGGGGAATGTACAAACCCACGTTTCAAACAATCTGTACTGGAGGGGTATATCCTGAATGAGGTGGCAAAGTTACAACAAAATCCCGAAAAGTTAAAAGACATCAAACCTGCTGAGGACAATGAGCTGCATAACAAAATAGCAACCTATGAAAAAAAGATAAAGCAAAATACATCAAAGCTATCAAAATTAAATGACCTATATTTGAATGACCTTATTTCTCTTGATGATCTGAAACAGCAATCAAAATCACTACTAAACGAAAATGAGTTCATGGAAGAACAAATAAAACTCTTGTCAGCTACAACAAGAGAAGATGAATTACGCAAAAAAATAGACACCTTTCTAGCATTCCCAGACATACTGACCGCTGACTACGATACACAAAAACAGGCTGTAGAGCTTGTAATATCAAGGGTTGAGGCAACCAAAGAAGGTATAGATATTTTTTTCAACTTTTAACCCTGTTTTAAGACCCAGCATTAAAATACTTAGCAATAAAACAGGGGAATTGATAAAAGCCTCTGAAAAATCAGAGGTCTTCTTGTTGTCTTAACTCGTTCAATATATCTGCAACGCTTTCAGAGGTTACTACCTCCCAAGGTCTGACAGGCTCATCAGGTAGAACGAAATCAAAGACCTTACCCTCTTTTCTGACAATGTTGACCTTGTTGCCTGTAATATATCCTCCATCTATCGCCTGTTTTAATTCGTCATAATGTAACATAGTTTATTACCTCCTATCTGTTAATTCGCAAAAAGTCTGTTTTTTTGAATGAAAATTGAAAATAATATCTAAAAATCTGTATTTTTATTGTTTCCTACTGTATCTTGAGCTAACTTGAGATTATCTTGAGCACGAAAAAAAGCCCCTAGGATTTTGTCCTAAGGGCTTTCTGCGTCTTATCTTAAACTGGTTTTTTTGAAAGTGTGTAGGTTACTCCATTGATAGAAATTTCAATCCCCTCAATGTTGACCTCAATCTTGTCTGTGCTACCGACATCTGTGACGGTAGCAGTATCAAACTTGGCTAGTGATCCATTTTCAGCCTCAATGGCTTTCAGACGGCTTGACATACCTACCAGGTAATTATCATAGCCTGTAGCAGCGTAGTCATAGACTGCACCGCCTGTCTTAAACATACCTTTGATAGCCTCGCTAAAGGTTTTGGCTCCTGAAACCTTGTAGCTACCTCCTGAACGTAGCAGGTAGAACCAATCTGCAAGAAAGTCATCTACAGAGGCATAGTGCATATAATGTCCACCCTCATTAGCTGGTCTTGCTGTTCCTTGGGTGACAGTCACACCACTTGGACGCTCTCCTTTACCAGTCCATGTCATGCCTCCCCAGTTGTTATCTGCCTTACCTACAGCTGAGGTACCCCAAAGCCCCTCAAAGTGTAGAACGGTAATAGCGTAGCTAGGTAGGATATTGTGTTCCTTACACTTAGCAAGGATAACATCAAGGACAGATTTTTTCAGGATTGCACCGTTAAAGGACAAGTCACCATCTTCTTTAGTGATTTTGGTATCTGTCGCTTTACCAGTTGCCCCAGTTCCCTCTGTCTTAGGTTCGGTGGAGGAATTTACCACCTCACTTTTTGGAGCGTCTGAGGGCGTTTTAGGGGTATTTCCTGATGGGCTACCTTTCAGGATTTCAGTTACACGTTTTTGGACTGCGTCATAGTCAGGACCAAGGGATTTTTTACGGTCTTCACCGTTGCCGTGTTTCCCTTGGATCACTTCTTGAGCCAGTTGGTCAACAGTCTTTTTAGGTGCCGTAGCTTTGCCATTGATGACTGCCATGACAGCCTCATATTGATTACCAAGAGCTGCTTTCCGCTGATCTCCGTTTCCGTATTTCCCAGCAAGAGTCTCTTTAACCAATGTATCAAGAGTTTTTCCTGATGGGCTAGTTGTGGGTTGATTAGCCAAGCGGTAAACATAGCAATACATCCAACCACTAGCTGCCGCTGTTTGATTGTAATTGTTGATGGTAATGCTGTTGTTGGCATAATTACAGTGGATGATATTATCTGGATCTACAAAAATACCAGTATGACCACCAGCACCGCTAGACTGTCCACGACGCCCCCAGATAAAAATATCCCCACGCTTAGCGTCCCAGTCCTGATTTTCAGCAATCAACTTGTAGCCATTCTTGATGAGCCAATCATGCTCATATTCTGTATTGACCGCCCAGCCTGCTGAGATAGCTCCTGCGCTCATCAGAGCGTAGTAGACAGAGCTAGAGCAATCGTAAGACCCTGGGCCGTTTCGGTAGTCCATGGAGTAGGTAACCTTGCCCACTCGTGCTGACATCCAGGCAATAGCTGCCTCAATATTTACTGCCATTGTCTTCCTCCTTTAGAAAAATTTGAATAAAAGGGGAAAGCATGAGGAGCAAAAAAGAAAGAGGCACTAATGATAGTGCCCCAATAATTATCAAGATAATTTTTCCCAATTTCCTCATGCTATGCCTCCTATTTTGGATCGTTGTAGTTCATAGCTTGTTCACTATCAGACAGACCTGATGTGGTAGGGTCAGATACGACCCCAAGCAATACAAGCAAGGTAAGAGCTGTGTTGGCTACATCATTGATGTTATCAGGCAATTTCAATCCTAGCTGTTGAGCTAGCAAGATTGCTGTAGCAATGATTGCAGCTAGAGTGGCTTTATTCTTAAAGCGTAGTTTCCAGTTAATCTTCATCACTTCAATTCCTTTCTTTGATCATGGTCTTTAGCTCTCTGACATCCTCTGTCAAGTTCTTCATCTGTTCGGTCATGGCAACAAGAGCCTGATTTTGTTTATCATGGTCATCTAGTCGCCGTGTATGGTCTTTGATGGTTTGCTCTAAGAAAGAGATTTTAAGCTCAAGAGTATTGACCTTTGTAGCTTGTTCAATACTCTTAGCTTTCAACACATTATAGAAACCATATACCGTGATGACAAAACCTCCAATGGTAATCAGCATTTGGTATTCAGGTCTCAAATGTTACTCCTCCTTTGGTTCAGCGGCTTGTTCTGATAGTACCTCAACGACTACTTCTCGTAGGTTGAAAAGTTTCGGCACTTGATCAACAGTGTAAGTTCCAGCAACTACAAGAGCTACCCAAGATTTGACAATTTGATGTTTTTTAGTGAATTTCATTGTAAAAGTTCCTTTCTTGATTAAAGCAGTACCCAAAATTAGGTTACTCAGTAAGTTCTTCATGTGTTCCCTCCTCTACTTCTTCAACTGGAGAAATATGAGCAAGAACACCCATAACAAGTTCTGTCAATTCAGATACAGCCCTGTTGACCGCCTGCTCATTCTTAACAGTCCCCAGATTTGCCTCCTCTGTGGCTTGTTCAAGGTCTTTGATGGCCTTTTGAGACTTCTCAATCAGCTCATCATACTTAGCGATTTTTTCGCCAATCTCATTGAACTTCTCATTTTCAGCACGCATAGGAAAATTTTCCTGATAAATGACTTCCAGAGCTAACTCAAGTAGCTCCGTATTAGATAAGTCAATCTTGTCAGGAGGTAAAAAAATAGGCACGCTAGCACCATCTGAATTGACTAGCATGACCTTGGTGGCGGACGCTGTACCACTAGCGTCATATTCTTGTGATTTTGAACCATATTCAAATTTCATGGTATTTCCTTTCTAAATCATAATAGTTAGCTGGCCTCTATACTCAGTGCCATTCCCAGTAGATAGTACATTTAGTGCTCCTGTACCATGGTTAATTTGAACATGACTATTAGCTGCACCATCTGTGCTCCATTTGGCTATTAATAACATGTACGATTGTGGAGCAACCCAAACCGAACTTGGTATGCTTCCAATATTGATTGTTGAGCCGTTTCCGACAAAGTCATATTTAATAGCTAAGATATCTCCAACGCGTTTGTAATAAGTACCTGGATACCCTGCTGACTGCCAGCCTGTATTGATGAGGTTGGTGTGGTTGGTTTGGGGAGTTATCTCGACCCATTCGTTCCAATTAGCCGAGCCGTCTGATGCTCTATAACTTGTTGCATGCCGCCTATACACCTTCCACCCGCCATACCAAGATTTTGCAATCTGAAATATATCGGTTGTAGCTCTGCACGTTTCGATCCAGCCATAATTTGACGGAAAAGGGCTGTTAGCACAGTTAGGGTTAATCCAGCGTATGCCATTATTAACATGAGTATTGACATCAGTATTGTAAGCGTAAATAGTGTTACCCTCAGTATTTGTCAATTGATGTTGCTGTATCGGTTTATCATTAACGTAGATGTCGCCTTTGACATCAAGCGCCCCACGTTCCCTAATTTTGTTGACACCAACCCCTGACCTGTCATAAGAAAGGACCACGCTTTCAGTCGCCACATTGACCGCAAACTCTGTTCTTGTGAACCTGTCTTCTAGTGTCCCAACAACTACCCAAGACTGATTGGCTACATAGGTTCCAGATAGGTTAGCTTGAGAGTTGGTCAAGCTGGCCAGACTGATCCAATTCCCCGATGCGTTTCCACTATCTGCTGTATAGTTTGACGTTCCTAGCCTAGCAACCTTGAAAGATAGGCTCATGGTATTCTTTTGCGCACCACCAACGGTCAAAGGTGCTACCTTGGCATTCCTTGTCACTGTCAGAACGCTGGATGTCGCCCCTGTCCTAGTAACATCTAATTTCAAGACTGGAGCAAAATATTCAAGTACAGTCACAGATACATCTTTAGTATCAGACCAACGCCCTCGACTATCAAAAACACTTGCCCTGACTGTGATGGTTCCATTGTAGTTCATGATACCTAATGTTCCACCGTTCACGTTGGTTGTTTGGTTCTTGCCTACTATCTCAGCTTTATAGCCTGTGATAGTTGAACCATAGGAGCCTGTACCGCCATTGAAAGCGACTTTGATATTAGAAATGACCTGTATAAAAGTATTTCCTGCTATCAAAGATTGGGCTGCTGTGTTATGATCAGTCAGAGTAACACCTGTAAAGGTTGGTTTCATACTAGCTGGAACACTAGCGGTAAGCGTGGTAGATTGGGTTCCAGTCTTGGTATTACCCGAATAGGTATCAACAAAAATAGTTCCCGTACCACTTGTCGCATTGGGTATCTCATTGGCAAAATCAAGGGGGATAGTCCAGGTCGTAGACGTATCCACATTGCTCGCAATAGTCCCCTGACGACTTCCCCACTGATAACGGACAGTATGCTTGAAGTTAGAACTCTGGCGGCTGATGTTGATAGTGACCGCACCGCCGATAACCCCCGCACTTACGCTGACCGAGCTAGCTCTAGGAATAGTGGTCAACCCCAAATTCCCACTGGTGATAATGCGCCCATGGATACCATTGTTGGGGTTGAAATTGGCAGAAATAGCCACCGACTTTGTCCCATCCGCATGATGACCAACCGTATAACTACCACTCGCCAATTGCACCTCTGCCCCACTGGTCGCCCAGCGAGGATTGGAAGAATGGACCTGCGCCCCATCAATCGTCACAACCAAACTAGAGTCACCCGTCTGGTTGAAGGTATAATAGGCACCCGTTCTGGATACCGTTACTCGCCAATTAACTGTGGATTGGTTGGACGGAATATTCTGCCCGCCTTGGTCAATATAGACATTTAAGTGCAAGCTATTATTGGTATGACTAAACCTTGCCATTACAAACCTCCTACATATCTAATAACGTTCATATCTAGATTGAGATGGTATTGCTCCTCACGGAAACGACCAATTTGGATAGTCTTGGAGAAGATACCATTCTCAATATGGATAACACCTTGAGAAATATACATGACCTCTGCACCTGCCGAAAACATGGAAATACGGTCATCGGAAATCTTGATGGTCGAACTAGCATCCTGCTTACCAAAAACCAGACCCTCATTAGTCACCTGCATATATCTGTCTACAAAGTTCCAGCGTTGCGCCATATCACCGACGTTGGTTTCTAAAACAGCTATCCGCTGACTAGCAGCAATCAATTCTTTCTCGGCTTGCACCCTCTCCTCACCGTTGGCTTTTACAAAATTCTGATAAGCCACTATCCAACGGTCAACGATAGCCATACTTGCCTTTGCCTCCAGCTCTGCCTGCAGAATACCGGCACGCTCATTAAGAGCATTGAGCTGTTCTTGGGTCAGGACTTGGTCAGCTTTGGAGTTGAGTTGGTTACGAATATCCTCTGGAGAAGCCTGCCAGCCTAAATCGATATTTCCACGTCTGAGCGACACTTTTTCAAATTCCACTTCCCCAGTGAAATCTCTTGCATAGACACAAAAGTCAAGAGCACCTATCTGGCTTCGTGGCACATTTACCTTGAAAGTAGTGGTAAACTGTACAAATCCTTGATTATTGATTGTTTCCAAACGGTTGGTTGTCAAATATGTTCCACCAAACCATGTATTTGTACTATCATTCTTTCTACCATCTATATAAATTGCTAGATATGGATTTCTAGATCCAGCTACAAAGTTGGTAACTTTAACTGAAATGGACGCTATGTATACTTGATTAACATCATCATTAGCCGTCTGAGATTTTATACTTTGGTAAACAAGCTTAGTTTCATTAAACTCTCCTGTAATTCGTGCTTTACCATCGACTATAGTCACTCCGTTCCCTTGCCATTGGTTCAAGTTTTCATTGAATGAACTATTGAGAAGAAGGTTGTCTTCTAATTTCAGTCTCGCCCACCTATCAGCCCAGCGATACTTGGTTTTGTCCGTGCTATCTGCTTGTGTGTAATCTGAGTAATGCCCGATATATCGCTGACCATTATCAGATGTTGTAAGACCAGTACCATCTGCATTGTCCGAGTAAGCAAAGTGGATATAAGGCGTACGACCGTCAGCCCCCTTAGGACCAGGCACACCTTGTGCACCAGTATCTCCTTTATCCCCCTTTGCACCAGTTTCTCCCATTTTAGCTACAGAAAAACCAGTCTCGCTAGTATTGTCTGTATAGCTCCATGTGGTTTTAGTCCAGAGGTACTGACCAGGGGAAACGCTAGGAATTTGAGAAGACCAACCGCTTGTAGGCGGGACTGTTCCTGATGTAGAACCAGCATAGACTACTGTAGTTGTTCGGATACCAACTCCGTCTTTACCAGCGATACCATCACGCCCAGTATTTCCGTCTTGACCAATCCTAGCTACTGAGTAGCCTGTCTCTGATGTACTGTCTGAATAATTCCAGACTGTCTTAGTCCAAAGATATTGACCAGGAGGAACTGTTGGAACAGTATTCCCCCAACCTGTGCTAGGGGCATTTGTTCCTGAGCTAGATGAGGCATAGGTAATGACTGTAGATTGTAAGCCTACACCATTCTTACCAGCAATACCATCACGCCCAGGGTCTCCTTTATCACCTTTTAGACCGTCAGAGGCATTTAGGAATGTGATTTGTTCAGAGGCTACTTCTTGATTATCAATCCATGCAGCGATAGTCAGCACCATAGTCTGATTGATGTCAGCAGCTTTGACAATATATGTAGGACTAGTTGCTTTAATCTCACCATTGACAACCCAACGCCAGCCACTATTGATGACCCTGTTACCTTTCATGAGGGTAGGTGTCACAACTGATTGTCCTTGCCCATTCTTAAAGGCTGTACCGTTATTGGTAGATACTTTTACGGTATACGGCTTAGCGTCTTCAATCATACGATCCAGACGCTCCTGGATACCCTGAGACAAGAGATTTTCAAGTGCCTTAGCATTTGAAAAGGTTGTCTTATTGTTCTTAGGGTTGGTAAAACTAATAGTTTGCTCAGACACTCTCATTTCAAGCAATAGCACAGGACTAAAGCCATCATCATAAACTTGGACAGTGTCCCCTATTTCAAGGTCAGCAAAACCCTCAGCCTCGTAAGTAACAGCTGGATAGCAGTTCTTTTTAAGTTCACGGTAAGCAGTTGAGCGGATAACCTCAGGATTTGAACTCTCTACAGTCATATCCTTTCTTATCCACTGGTCACCCATTGTGCCACTTGTAAAGGCTGCTGGATACATCTGCATAGAAAGAGGAGCATATAGCCCCTCTCCTGCCTGATAAAATTCACGTTCCCCTTTAGAGTTATTGACAGACCATGCACCTAGACCTGAGATAGTAACCGTGTTACCTTGGTCATCTTTCCCAGTTGGTCTAATCATGTTGTAGACATTAGTTTTATCAACCGTCCTAGTAAGTGCCTTGAGGTTTTTGCCATACTTCAAAATAGTAGGACTGACACGCCCTACTCCTTGATGCTTGTCATCATTCTCATGATAGACATTGACAACAAAAGACTTGATGGAGCTATCAGCGTTGAGGTGGGTGTCAAATTCGATTTCTGCACCAAATTTCTTAGCTAAACTGAGCAAGCGGTTCAGCTTTGTGTCTGTCCCCTCCCACTCAGCAGAGATTTTCTGAGGTAAAATCTCATTGACTCCAATTTTTAAGAATGTAAAGTTTAGTAAGTCCATTGCGTCACAGTATTCTTTGAAAGTCATAGCCTTAGGTGCTTTATATGGATTTGCATACTCATTGATAAGTTCAAGGTTCAGATTGATACCATAGCACTTGATAACTTGCTCATTTTCCTCAATTTTGCGGATTGTGTGCAGATAAGTCTTGCCTTTGTACTGAAATGAAACAAAGGCTTTCTCATTCAGATAGTTGTAGGCACGCTTACGCCCCACATCTGAAATGATAGCTTTTTTGAATACTGTGAAATCAAATGTACTAGAACCTGTTTCAAGGTACCTAATCCAGGTATCGTTGAAATAATTCAGCGTAGCCTGTTTATCATTATCAATAAAAGCAACCTTTCTCAAACTTGCGTCATGGATTGTCAATAACATAAGCTATAAGTACCTTTCTTCAAATGCTATCTTGACTGTGGGCTTTGTCCTGACCCAACTTGAGGAATAGACCTCAAGAGTAGACCTACCAGGTGGAATAGTAAGAAACGTAGAACCGTGGACAATATCCACAATACGCTCTAGACCATCTACTGTTACCGTGTCATCCTCGCTATTTAAAACGATGTTGGAGCCAATTGGGTAGCGGTTAGGAATATCTTTAGCGACGTTAACATGATCCTTACGGTAGTAGAAACTATCCAAATACATGTGTGATACAATCGGATGGTTTCCAATTGATGAGAAAGCAATATGGATTTTCTTAGACTTTTTCCCTTTAATCTCAGGAATGTAAAACTCGTTATAGGTACCAAACCAATAGACCGTTACCTTGTCATCGTTTCTCTTTAAATCAGACCAGCCGCGAGGCTCATTAAAAGGATTATGATAATCCCAATGAGTACCTGTAAAACGCCACTGCTTAATCATGTTGTAGCCACCTTTTCCATCAGTAGTCATAAAATTATATTCACAATCAAGCCCTTTACTTCTCTTAAACGTTTCTACACCGTATAAAAATTGACCGTTGGTATCCGATACCGTAATTTTCATAGCTCCGTACTGATTTGTAGCGCCAAGCCAAAAGATTTGTCTCCACCACAAGTAATCATTGAGAGACCCAACGCCACCAGCACTATCGTTTGGAATATCCCAGGTAAGAGAACTAAAACCACGACCGTTTAGTTCCAGATGGTCACGCCCCCAAACGTTAACCTTTCGGATACTACCACTAAAAACAGGATTTGCATTTTGGTCATTCATAATTCCGATGTTAGGAGTACCAGAAGTTAAAGCATTGCCAATTTTTGAATCTCTAAAGTCCAGTAGCATCTCAGACTGCTTAACAGATACAGTGTCAGCTTCCTCACGGTCACCAACCTCAAGAGCACCGCTGGTATTGACCAAACCAATGTAGCCATTTTCAGCGTTATGCTTGATAGTAACCACAGGGAAAGCTGGCACGTTGCCATCATTGATCAGATTGAAAACAATCTTGTCAGATGATACTGTGCCATTATCGAAAACACGGTAAGTGATGCTGTGAGCTACTCCATCTGGAATAAGCAGCTCAAACTCACCCTTTTGGAACCATCTTGTCACATTATCCATGTCCACAGAGCCTGTAACAAGTCCTATATAATACTTATCAGGCTCATCAGAGATAACAATCTTGACAGCCTCAGAGGTATTGAATACCCCTGCCAAAGTGTGTTTAGCTTGTTCAAGTGTCATGCCATCTCTTTCTTGCATGGCAAACTTGACCTTGATAAACTTAGCCCCTGTTCTTACTTCTTGCAAGTTCACTCCCAAGAGTGGAGCGTCATTAGTTTCAATGCTACGCTCATTGCCAACAGGGCGGATAATTTCAATAATTCGGATAACCTCAGAGAGGTCAAATCCGTTGATAGTGATTGTGTCATTGTTCATCAGACAATCCCCCTCATCATGTTATCTATTTTTAGTTTGTCGTTTTGGTAATTGGTCATTGGTCCACCAATCTTGGCAACAAGAGTACCATCATCAAGAACCATGTTAATAGGACGCTTGACGGCTTGCTCAGCAACTTCAAGAGCTTTGGTGAGTGCTTGGTCTGCTTGGTCTCTGATAATCTTAATTTGACTCATTTCCGCACGTTCCGTGATGTATTTGAGCCTGAATTGGCTAGACAAAGAGCCGTTTGCTAGACCTAGCAACTCCTCAGCGCCAAACTTAAAGGCTGACATCTCTTGCTGGACATAAGCAAGGCTGTCAATCACATCAGAGGTATTATTTTCAATGCCTACAGCGATACCTTGGGCAATATATCGACCTACATTATCTCTGAATAGCCGTGATGGTGAATGGATTTTGGCTTTGGCCTGTGCTGCTCTCTCAGCCTGTGCTACTAAGGCATTAGCTGCGGCTGTAACAGCTCCCAAAGCTGAATACATACCTTGAGCTAAACCTTGTCCAATCATAGCACCAACACCACGCATGGCTCCAGCTCCAGCCATTGCTGTTGAACGGATTGCGTTTACCATGGCAGACATTGCAGCCGTAGCTGATCCAATACCAGAACGGATACCATTTGTCACACCATTTGAAACGCCACGCCCTGCCTGCTGTCCTGCTTGCGTCATTTGACTTGCTGACTGCCTTACCACAGATACCATCTGTTGCATACTAGAACGCATGGTAGATACTGCTTGAATCATGGCAGAGCGTACAGCAGAATTAAGCTGAGTCATTGCTGATGTTGCAGCACTTGAAATGTTTGCAAAACCTGAGGCAACCATAGGAGCTGATGTAGCTAGTTGCATGATTGATGTCCGTGCCATCATTGCTGATGTGGTAATAGCTGTAAATCTAGCTGGTACTGTTCCAAGTATGCCACCAAGGGCACCTATAACAGCAGATACTGCTGAGAAACCTGCTGACATTGCAGAGGCTCCAGCTTGAGCCATCATCATTGAGGCTGACAATGCCGTTAATCGACCTTGCAAAGCAAAAATACTAGCAGTTGACCCTGCCAATCCTGCAAAAGAGGTCATGACTGCACTTGCGAAAGACATCATGGCAGAGCCAGCTGTAGTCATTGCACTTGGTAAAGTTCCAATGCTTGAGCTCAAGGAACTAAAGGCAGCAGGTAAGGCTTGCATTGCCACACTTGCCACTTGTGCTGATGTTGCAATTAGTCTAAGTCCAGTTCCTGCCTGTTGCAATCCTGGTCCTGCTGAGGCAATACCTGAGCCAGCAATAGCTGTCAAACCAGTAGCAACTGCCGCCAAGGTTCCGACCAAGTCCCCTAGTTTTAGATCAACTAACATCTTGATACCTTGAGCCATCAACTTAACGCCTTGACCTGCATTTTTGGCCGCATTACCCATACTCTCAAAAATGCCAGCCACACCATCAAGTACATTGCGGATAGCAGAACCAAAAGACTCTACCACACTACCAGCACTCTCTAAGATTGAGCTGACCTGTTCCCCAAACGTTTGGAGTAGTTGGGTCAAACTATCAATGATAGGGCTAATCTGACTGATGAGGTTGTTGAAAGCCTCGACCAATGACTGCAATACTGGAGCGACCGCTTGAACCATTTGGGTAATAGCTGGTATGAATGGTGCTAACGCCTGAATGATTTGGACTATAGCATTAGAAACTACTGTTACGACCTGTACAAAGGCGTTGGAGATGATAGCCACAATAGGGGTCACAGCCGTGGCAATTTGGGCGATACCAGAACTGATAGCAGTAATAACTTGGCTCAATGCTGTGCCTAGTGCTGTGATGACTGGAGCAAGGCTACTGAATGAGCTGACAATCATACTGATTGCTGCCCCTGCCGCTATAATCACAGGAGATAGCATAGCAAAAGCTGAGGCAATGGTAGGTAACACAGGGGCTACAATAACCAAAGCCTGGGCCAAGCCTTGTAGTGCTAGATTGAGGATAGTCCCTATAGCAGTACCAACGCTGACAATAACACTCCCCACACCTTGTAGGATTGTAGCTATCCCTTGTCCTTGCATACCCATTAGGGCAAAGGCTGCACCAAGTGCCAAGATAGGTACTGCCAAGGCTGCGATAGTGGCAGGATTGACCATAGCCAAGCCTTGACCAATACCACGAAAAGCGGCACCTATTCCCTGTCCAATTCCTCTAGCGGCAGTTGCTACACTTTGGCCAAGGCTACGGATAATTGAGACCACGCTTGCGCTAGCTGACCTAACAACTGATGTAGCACCACTCACACCACTTGTAGCATTCTTCTTGAATAGACTGAATGGGTTAAAGGATTTCAGAAAGTTAAAGGCCTTGAAACCAGCAATTGCAGCAGGAATACCAATGAGAAGCCCTCGGAAAATATTTCCGTCGACTTTTTGGCTAAGCTGGGCTATCACAGAAATGACATCCGCAATAAATTTAACGACTTGACCGACCGCATTTCCGATAGTTTCCCACGGGATAGCTCCAGATAGTTTTTCAGATAAATCAAGACCAGCTTCACTCAAATCAAAAAAAGCCAGTGCTAATGCACGGACAGCTCCAGAATCTGAGAAACCTTGGAAAAAATCAGCAACATCACTAGCTAAGTCTTGGATAGTGTACATCAACCCATTTAATAAATTAGCAACTGTCACAACGCTAGTATTTAGAATAGCTGGATCTATTTTAAATACCGAATGAAACATCTCTCCGATACTTGCCAATGTCGCTTTGAAATTGTCAAAAACACCGAGGTCAGAAAAACCTTTTAAGATGTTACTTGTTCCATTGGAAATGTCATCAAGGAACTTGCCTAAACCATCAGCCATACCACTAAAGTCAATGCTCTCCATAGCGTCTGATAGAGCGTTGATTGCTTTGATACCAAACTTGTTGAGATGTTCAAACATAGGCATTAGCTTATTAGACAGACTCTCTTTAGCTCCGTCTATTGCTTGGTCCCAAGTTTTGAACTCTGTAGCCATCTTTTGGAAAGCGTCAGAGTTCCCTGCCTTGTTCATAGCGTCAAAGAATGCCTCTGTTGAGATTTGACCGTCTTGGACGGCTGCAACCAGTTCAGCGGTACTCATGCCCATCTCTTTAGCAACTGCCGCCATACCTGCTGGGGCTTGTTCCATCATAATATTAAAGTCCATCCAAGCTACTTTAGGCTTACTTGCCATCTGTGTTGCTTGGGTGGATAATGACTTCATTGCTTGGGCTGGGTTCTCTGCTGACGCCGCAAGACCACCAAAAGCCTTAACCAAGCTACCAACATTCTTAGTCCCTACAGCGTCTAATTGAGAGTAAGTACTAGCCATGTCAGAGGCTGAGTAAATTGTCTTGGTAGCAAAGTCTTGCATTTCAGTCTTAGCTGCTTTGATGACCTCAGGAGAGCGACCAAACGCTTGTAGGTTTCCCTCAAAAGTCTTCCATGCTTTTTGTGAGCTAGTCAACTCACCAGCCATGTCACGGATACCACCAGTAACGACACCTATACCAGTAGTGAGAGCAGAACTAATCAGGTTAGCTCCTAAAACCGACTTAAAAACAGACCCAACTTTTGAGCCTGTGCTTTCTAGTCCACCTAACAAAGTTTTTAATTTGCTGACTCCTGACTGGGCACTAGAACCGTCTAGGTCAACCTTGATAGTAACTGAACCATCTGCCATAGTTTTCTCTCCTTTCCTGATTAGTAGTCAAAATCTTTTGGTAGTGCATACTCTTTCTTGAGCCGTTTCATGCTCTCTTTATACTTCTTGCTATCGCCTTTTTGTGGCTTATAAGAGCGTATTTTGAGCACCTCAGCAAACTTAGTATCACTAGGTAGCCCATTTAGTAGGGCATTGAATTTTTTCCAATGCAAGCTGTTCTGAGCGTCAATCAAATCAATACCGTAGGCCTGCATGAATGATGAGTAAATATACTCAGCGTCATACTTCAAGCTAAAGAGTCGCTCACCGTCTTCTGATTGACTTTTAGAGCGTATCTTACTCTTGATTGGATTGCCTGCTAGGTCAAGCACAGGGGCGGTTTCTTTAGCTGGAATAATTCTGATGTGTTCTTCAAAAATTAGCTTAAAGATAGCCGTTGCCTGTTCAGGGGTTAAAGCCTCTGTAAAGTCAACACCAGTAAACATCTGAATAGCTAGATAAGGCTTGTAGATGTCATCAAACTCATCATCATTTATAAGTTCCATAACTTTCAAAACCTTGTTAAAAGCTATATTCATTGGATACACATCATCACCAAGGACTAACTCATCTGTCAATTTCCTTGATAAGTCCAGCATATCAGTCACCTAGATACTTCTTGAGTGCGTCACCGTTATTCCGTTTTTCCCATTCGCTTACAACTCCTGAGATTGTTTCCAGCAAGTAGACCATAGTGTCAACCGTAGACTCATCAGAGTAAGCGTAAACCTTGTTGTATGCCTCCTCATCAAATAGGTCAACCCAGGACTCTTTGACCATAGTTTGCAAAGCGTCAAAGGCTTTCTCATCTTCGGTATCCGCTACTTTCTGACCTTCAACTTTTAACTTTTTACCAACCGCCTCCATGTTGCGGATGTTTTTGTCATTGGCTAAAAATTCAAGGGTAAAGTCTTCAAACTCTACAGGGATGACATTACTACGCTTTTTAATTACTACCATTTGTTTTTTTCTCCTACTAATCAAATTAAAAAAGGGGAGTACATTCACTCCCCTAAGCTACTTTATCCACCGACTACAGCAGATTGTTTAGGTACTGAGTTCCAGCTGATCGTGCATTCAAAAGCTTCAAATTCAGACGCCTCACCGCCTCCGATTTTAATTTCAGATACAGTGGCAACTCCTGAATACTGTGTCTTACCATCAGGATCAACAACTTTGAACCACACTTTACGCTGGTCTCCAGTTAAGAAACGCATATCAGCAATGATTTTCTGGGCTGCGTCTTCCTTGATGTAGTCACCCTCAAAGGTATAGCCATATTTGACAGATACCACGGTAGTTTCTGGTGTACCGTCACCGTTGTAGTATGCTACATCATCTGTTTCTTCGTCACTTTCGACCTCAGCAGTAGTGACACCGTCAGCAAGCCATTTCCAAGCGTCTGTTAATGGCTCAGTAGTTGGATTTTCTGCTGACCAAGGCGCTACATAGTGTTTACGCTTGGCGTTTTTCATTTTTGGCATTTAATTTCCTCCATTTGTTTCTAAACGTGCTGTAATATCCAGCATGTAAACATAAAAGCCTTGGTCATCACGGTCATTAAGGAATGGCTGTGAGACTTCAAGGCCCCTGAATTGATATGAATTATTTTGACTAGGTAGCTCAAGGTTGAAATCAGCAAGAGCATAGTTGATAGCCCACAGGATAGAGCTTGTCTTTTGGTGATCAGTGGTTTTGATTGCCACTTCAAATACAAGACTAATATCTTGCTTGCCGTTCATGTACTCTTTTTCAATTTTGCCACCAGGTAACGGATAAAGGACTAAGCCCTCCGTCTCTGACAAGTAATCAAGCCTACAAGTCAGAGGTAGGTTTAGTGTGTTGATGAAATCTCTAAGGACTTCTGAAAAATCGTTGTTGTTCATGCTTTAACTCCCATTGCTCTAAGCCCAGTCTTACCCCAATCCTTAACATGTAATGCTGAGGCTTTCAAATCCCAACGTTTACCAGTTCCAGGAGTGGTATAGCGGCTAAAAGTAAAGCTCCTATGCTTGTTGTAGCTAGATCCGTAAAATTGGGCTCTTGCATAAGGTCCAGGGTATCTTACCCCATTTCTTGTAACTTGACCGCTACCACTTAACTCTCCACTTTTTCGTGGAATAAATGGCTGCATGTCAATCATCATCTGATTAGCAATAGCTAGCTTACCTTTGGCCAAGGCTGATGATGATACCTTTTTCTCAATGCCTTTTAGGTCAATTTTGACAGAAACACTAGTCCCCATCAGATACACTCCAGCTCATAACAAAAGATTTTCTTATTATGAGGGTAGCTAACAGGAACTACAGTAGTAACCCTGTACTCGGTCTGTCCGTCTTTGACTATGGCATTTTCAAAGGTTTTGTCTAGGACTACTGGGCAATATTTAGGATACACAAACAAAAGGCTAGGTTTGGACTCTTTGCGGTTGTTTTGAGTCCCTTGGACTTGATACTGTCTATCAAACCTAACAGGACTCAGAGTGACTGGGTCAGCTAATACAGCCTTACCCCAGCCATCAAGTTCCTCTGTGGTCTTTTGGATCGTCACTGTATCAACTAACAAGCGTTTGTCAATGTCTGTCATAACCCACCCCCCTGTAGCCAAATCCTGCCCCTTTCAGAGCGTTCAGAGCGTCAAGTGATAAATTATACCTAGCACTTTCCAAAGAGGTCTGAGAGGTGTCTCTGTAGCTGACAGAGGTACGACCAAGCGACACGCTGGCTACTGATTGCTTGTCATCAGCAGTTAGGATACCGCTGGCGTCCAGATAAGCCACTTGGAAAGCTGTTGCCATTTTGACAACTTGCTTTCTGCGCTCAATTTCTTTCTCAAAGTCCACAAAGTCATAGAAACCATTAAGAAAGAGATTGACAGACACCTCAGCTCTCTTTAGTAATTTGTCAAAGTCCTCAACTTCATCAAAACCAAAGTCCTCAAATTCTTTTTCAGTTAAATAAGCGATAGTAACCACCTCCAATTAAAAAAGGCGGTGTTACTTCTCCGCCTTTGCTGCTTTTTCTTCTTCGACACGTTCAAAGAATGGACTGAGTTCAGGGTGAGTAAGTTTCCCTTTAGCATTTAGCTCCTCAGCTGTCTTTACTTCCATGTCATATACACCATTTTCATCAAAATGCTTTTCTTTGCCGTCAACGACAAAGACTACGTTTGATGTTGCTTTGAATTTAGCCATTTTTCGTTATTCCTCCACTTCATAGCCTTGGTTCTCAAAGGCTGAAATCATGATAGGGTCAGACAGGGTAAATGATACCCCATCTTTAGTTAAAGTAACTGACTTTTTGATAGAAACTGTTTCCACCACTTCCTCTGTGGTTTCCTCAGCTACTTCTTGTGTTTCCACCACTTCCTCTGTGGTTTCCTCAGCTACTTCTTGTGTTTCCACCACTTCCTCTGTGGTTTCCTCAGCTTTCTTTCTAGCCATTACTTACCTCCTTACGCTGATTTGTGAACGTAGATAGCTTTCTTCTTGTTGTCAAGGACAAAAGCGTCATAACGGATACGACCTTCGATAAGCTTACCATTGATGCCTGGTGGGTTGTCATGGACTTTGTAGTCTTCCAACTTTACAGGAGATGTAGTGGCCACTGGGTGAGCAATGACAAACTCTACACCCTGCGGCAAGCGTGATGTAGGCGTGAGAACTACTGGCAAGCCGTCAATCATACCTACTTGACCTTTGATTGTGATTTCTTGGCCAAGGTCAGAGTTCTTCACAAAGGTTGGGTCAAGCTTGATGAGTTTGTAGAACTTAGGAGATACGTGCAGGACGCGACCAGCCACAGGAACGAAAGCGTCTGTAAGGGCTACTTGACCATCAAGGACAGCCTCATAGGCATTGTCTTTAGTCACAGCCGCTGTTTTGATGTGTTCGGGAGCTGCACCAGCTACGATAGTTGCAAAACGGTAGGTGTCGACTTCAGGGATAACAACTTCTGAGAGTTGGCGTGCAAGAGCTTTGCCATACTCCATAACACCGTTAGTGTCTTGCTCAGACTTTTTGTCAATGGTGAATGTGAAAGAGCGGTCTTTCTTCATTGTCATAGTTTGAACAGAGTTCCCAAGCTCCTCAGCCTCACCGTAACGGTTTTGACCGGTCGTCTTGTAGTCGTTCATTCCTGATGTAGGAACTGAATAGACTTTGACGGTATCAACACCAAGAAAATCAAAATCTTGGTTAATAATGCCGGTTGAGAGAGCTTCTTTAGCAAAACGCTCATCAACCTTGTTGTCAAATTTAGCTGCATAGTTTACTGGCATGTAAAATTACCTCTTTTCTTTTTTGTTTATTTTTTTAAACGCTGTCAAATCCTGCAAAAAGGGCTTTATCTTCTGCTGAAAGACCGTCATCACCACTACCAGCGGCTGGATTGCCTCCAACAGAAATCTTAGGGTTAGGCTGCAGATCTCCACTCTGGAATAGATAAGGGCTGGACTCTTTGAGGTTGTTGATTGTGTCCTCTAAGATAGGCTTTCCATCTTCCCCTAGCTCAATCTTGTCTAGGTCAATGAACTTCATCAAGTCCTCTGAGTTGTAAGCTCCCACATCTTTCAAAGCAAGGGCTACAGCGTTTGTTTTAGTGACCTGAGCAAGTTTAGTCTCACTATCAGTCTTGTACTGGTCAAATTGAGCCTGTAAGTCTGCCAGCTGTTGCTTGCTTTCCTCACTAGCTCCCTCTTTTGCCTGCAAGTCCTTGATAGCTTGGTTCTGTTGCTCAAGCTGTTGTTTTAAGCTGTCGTTTTCTGCCTGTACCTCAGACTTAGCCTGTGCTTTCGCATTTTCAATACCTGCACCGTACGCTTGCATGATATTATCTAGCACGCTGTTATCTGTGATACCTGCGTCAACCAACATCTCACGTTTAAGACTCATGTCTTAACTCCTTTGTTTTACGTCACGAGGGACTGAGATACAGACACTTTTACGCCATATCCAGGGCAAAATAAAAACCGTCTCAAACGGTTTAAGTATTTTTGAGTAGTTTCAAGTAGTCTTTCCTACCAGTCAAGATGATTGACCACCTCCTTACTTGCGACTAAACCAAGACTTTTTCTGCGTCTTTTTTAGAGCTTTAATGTCTACCTCAACTGTATCAAAACGGTTGTTGGTGGCTTGTGCGTTTAACTCAACAATATCTCGTAAGTTATCATTTTCACGTTTTAGAGATTTGATAGACTCCTCAAGAATAACAGCGTGAGCGGTAAGTGCTACTACTTTAATCTCAAATGCTTTCTTTTTCTTAATGCGTTTATTCATGGTTTCCTCCTTTTTTTGGGGTACAAGAAAAGCACCTAGTCTGAACTAAGTGCTGATAACTTCAATTTGCTTAATACTACTTTCTGGGTATGAATGATCTTCTATGACAATTTCATCATCACCGTCTAAATCAACTCCGTCATACCAATCAAGCACCTTGCCAATGACAGAGGTGCCATCAACTAATGTTAAGCGGACTGTTTTATTTACATATTCCCATAATTTCATTGAGTACCTCCCTCTTTGTTGTTACTTGGCATTTTTGGCACTAGGTGAGTAGTTGCTTTGGAAATGTGGATAGTAAACTCATTTGTCTCTGTTGGATAAGCTCCAGCTAAGTCTGAGCGACTATATGCAACACCACTCTTAGTATCAATTTTGATAACAGAGCTATACTGCCCTTTCTGACGCTTGATAACGGTACCGTCAAGGTAATTATCATTGATAATCTTCTGAACAGTATCATTATCTACAGTGATATAACCAGGTATCGGTTTATTCTTGCTCCTATTGCTTGCAACATAATCAGCATAGGCTTTATGGTCCTTGGCGTGTCTATTCTGTTTATCCTGATTGATAACCAAAGAGAGCTCGCCGTTGTTGATTTGTTCTTGCAGGTCAGACTTGAGCAATATCTGTCTGTACTGTCTAGTGTTATTATACCCCATTTTCTTAAATTCTGACAATGATTTTGGTGCTTTTTCCCCTAAAAGTTCCTTGGCTCTTTCATATTCTTTAGTCACTTTCTCCTGCCGTGCTCTAAGTTCAATATCTTTCTTAGCCTTGGTATAAGGGTCATCATAGTATTTCTCCCTAGCATAATCACGGTGTAGGAATGGGTGCTGTCTGAGATAGTCCCTCATAGCTCCCTGTTGTATCCTTACCTTGTTCTTATACTTGTCTATCAGTTCTTGGTCTCCAAGTTTCTCTGCAACATGTAGAAATTCCTTGGATTGTCTTATAGACCGCTCTAGGGCTCTCTGTTTGGCTTGTACGTTGGCATTTTCGATAGCCTGCTCAGGCGTTAAGTCTTTGAGATTGTCTGGTAAATCAGGCTTGTAATTAGCACCAACCACAAAAGGTGTGATTTCGTGGTAACAGTTGATACCAAGACACCCTCCAGCTGAGCCATATCCATAATCTGATAATGCCAGGATACGCTCGCCCTTTTCAGTTCTAGCAATTCCAGTAGTGACTATCTGATGTTGTAGAGGGGCACACATTTCCCTTGCTGTGGCTTTCTTTGAGTAGTAATAGGTATCTATCCCTAACTCCTCAGCTGGAGCCATTCTGACCTCACGATAGACACGCCAAGCCGTTGACTTGATAACCTGTCTAGCATAGGTATCAGCTTTCCAATGTTTCCCTTGACTATCGGTAAAGCCATAAAAGCCCTTTTGGGCCCATTGCATGACTGTATCTGAAATAGCCTTGTCTGATGTAGCAAGACCTGTGATAACCTTTGCTGTAGCCTCCTCAATAATAGACTGGTAAACCTCTCTCACGCTCTTTGGTAGCGTGGTATTGATAAGGTTGTTAATATCTCCCATAGTCTGATTGACATAAGCTGCAAGGTTGGTCTGTATGAGGCTGTTAGCCACAAAATCACCACCCGTAGCCTCTAATAGTTGCTCTTTGGTGTTCTTGTAGATTTGATAACCCTCATTTTGGATGACATACCTCAGCTGTTCCTCAGCAATTCCTGAACGGTCTGAAATGAGCTTGAGGTTATCCTCATTGAGTAGCCCCATCTCATTCATTTTTTCCAGTTGCCAAATATAGGGATTGTCATCCAGACTAGCAGAGCCACGCTCTTTGATACGGTCTATAACTTGGTCAAATAGATCCAGAGTAAGCTGATGATAGATGTCTGCAACCTGACTAGCGTCAAGCATTAACTGCTCATCATTGAGCTTGATTGGTTTCTTCTCTTTCATAAGCTCTTGCAAGTCCTTTAGTTATTAGCCAGCTTGGGCTTTTTATTCCAAATAAACGCCTTAGCCTATCAATTACCGTATATTTCAACATCTTCATCACTCCTGCTGTTGTTAGCCTCGCCAATGGTATTGCCACTAATTTCATCCTTTATTTCCTTAGCTTTCTCAGGGGTCACATTGAGCACTTTCTCAATAGCCATGACATCCGTACCAAAGCCAGCGTTAACTACCTTAATCCAGTAATCAAGCTCAGCGTTTCGGTCAGTAAAGACACCATCATCAAGGTTAATGCTGATAGCGTCCATGTCTGGGATATTGCCTTTATAGAGTTGATAGGCTTTCCCAAGCTCTAACATGGAGATAATCAGCTCTTTTAGGGATTGTTCAACTAGACTGACAATACTGTTCCGCATTTGGTAAGTGTCAGAGTTCTCTGAGACAATCTCAGTAGCTGTCTTCATGCTCTTACCGTCAAAGGTAAACATGCCAGCTGATACGCCTATCTGCATTTCAAAAAGGGATAGCCCCTCATTGATTGCCTTGATATAGTCATCAGAGCGGATAGGAGTTGTAAGGTCTGTGATACCTATACCTTTGTCCATGTCGCCACTGTCAAACTGCTCATAGACATTCTGACCAGTCTCAAACTCACGCTTGACTGTGACTTTCTCACCGTCCGTGTTGTATTGCGTGCTAATCATCTGGGTTGGAACTGCAACCCTACGCTGACCCATCTTAACCTCCCACATGAACTCATCATAGGTGGTGTTCAGGAAATCAATCGTAGTCTTTGCATTATCAAAGATAGATAGACCAAGTGGACTGTTAATATCTTTATTGTTCATACCTGGTGTTTTCAAGTAAGTAAACAATGGACGGCTCAGACCGTTCAAGTCAGCGACTTCTTCCAAGTCTTCATAGAGTTCAGCCAATGGCACCCTAGCTCCTACAATATTCTGATTATCAGACTTGTAGAGTTCATTGGTTACTGTGTACTTGTCATCTTTACTCCACTCATGCAATTCAATAAGCGTGTAATACTTCTGCTTGTTACCCTCTGATTTGATTGTCTTAGTGATGATAGCAGCGCTAGAAACATCTTGAGTGTTAGATTGTAGTGGTAAAAAGACAGGGGCTTGAATAAATGCAACCCTTACCTTGTCCTTATCAACATAAGGCCTCATAGCAAGTCCACCAAGAGCTAGGCAGCTCTCTAGGTAACGTTCAAAGTTCTTGATAAAGCGGTCATTCTGTAGCTGGTCCTGAATAAACTCATTAGCTTTCTCATCATCTACCTTGATTTCAGCCTGTTCATTAAATACTAGGCTTGCAATCTTTTTGGAGGCTGTCCTGCCTATTGGTAAATGGTTAAAGTCTCGCTTTTGCTTAGTTCCGTTGCTATCTTTATACTCAATCTGTGGATAACGCCCTGCAAAATACTTGAGATTTTCCCTGATACGGTCATACTCTGCACTAGACACCGCTATTTTAGGGTGGTCTGTGATATTAGTTAAGTTTTGTGTGGTCATCACATACTTACTCCTTGTAAAGAAATTCTTGATAGTTTGTACTATTCCCATTGTTAACTCCTTTAGAACAAAATAAAAGAACGCTTATTTTGCGTTCTTTTTGTTTATACTGAGTAGCTCACTACTGCACTTTTTGCTACAAGTCTTAGTTTTACTGTATTTATTGACAGAAAATACCGCGCCACAGATTACACAACTTCTATTTTCGTTATCAATCCCGCTTTTTCGTCGTGCTTTGGAGCGACAATCAGGAGAGCAATACTTACCGTGCTTTTTCCCAGATACAAAACTCTTGCCACAACATTCGCAGACTGTATGAGTTTTGCCATTTTTAGCAAAGCCTATCTTTTTAGCATGTTTTCTATGCCACTCTTTCCCTTCTAGTGACGAGTGCCATGCTTTGGTTTTCTCACGCTGGATAGCCATGTTCTTCTGCCATCTCCTAAGCCTGCTATCAGGGACATTCTCACCGTGCCATTGTAAGTGTTCTTTTTGTGTCAGACACATTAAATTATCAATCTCATTATTGTCCTTGTTTTCGTCTTTATGATGAATTTGGTATCCTTTGGGTATTTCTCCATGATACTTATTCCAAATATAGATATGTAACCTAGGTCTGCGACCATCGATTTTTTTGCTAGATAAGTAGTAACCAGTTTTAGAATCTTTTCTGAATTTATAGCCATCTACAAAAGCATAACCATCTTTATATGTTATTTCCATGTTATCACCTCAACATTATTATACCATTTAATCTAGTTATGGTCATTGTTTTTAAGCCTTTAGTTCTAATTCTCTTGCGTTATCCAATACAAAGTATTTAAATTCGTCGCAGGTGTGGTCATCTTCTTTGATAACCTTTGGATCATCAGAGTTAATAGTCTTGTCGTCATAGCGGTACATTTTATGTTCCTCAACAAAGACCTTGTTAGCAGGGATGTCAAGGTAGTAAAAGCGTCCCTCAGCTAGTAAGCTGATAACCATGTCAATCATGGTCTGATTTTTCTTCTTGGCCACTGGGTGCCAGCGTTCGCCATAGTCCTTAAAGTATTGATTTCTCAAAGCTCCCTCGGCACTATCAATAGTCATCTTGAGCTTAGGCACTCTGTACTGTTTCATAACCTTGTCTATAAAGTCATGGATCATCACAGTTAGCTCACTAGGTGCTTTCTTGATGGTCTTGCCAGCTGGTGAATAGTAGAACGTATCAAGCAAGATAACATTACCCTTAGCAGTAAGCCCATAAGCCCCACAAGCTGTAGCTGACTGCTGATGTCCTGTATCTAGGGCAAATGATATACCTATCAGCTTGTCATCATCAGGCAGGCTGTCTAGTGGCCTAAAGTAGTTCATGTTGTAGACATGATTACCAAGTCCTATAACTTCTCCTAGATACATCCAACGGTAATAGTCAGGGTCAGTTTCCTTGTACCTTTCTATCTTCTCTTTCATCTGCCTAGACAAAAAGCCTAGTATGTCATCAAGGTAGGTGCTGTGATGTATCAGATAAGTAGGGTCACTTGCTTTCTCAGCTACCCATTCATTTATCCAGTCATAAGGGTTGCGTGGTGGGTTGTATGTGAAATAGACCTTGACCTGTTTGCCATTAGGCAACTCTTGACGGATAAAGGTATCCTCAACTATATCAATGTCTTCACGCCCTGCAAACTCTGCCAATTCCTCAAACCACACAGACATAACATAGCCCTTGGCTATCTTCTGTGATTTGAGTTTCATTGGGTCATCTACACCGTAAAAGTAAAAGGCTGTACCTGTTTTCTTGTGGGTAATCTGCAACGGTGACTTACCAAACTTGAACTGATTGGCTAACCCCATCTCATAAATGGCCCATCTAATCTGTTCATAGACAGACATTCTCAGGTACTTTCCCACTTTCCGTAGGACTACCACATTTCCCAAAGGGTCACTAATAAAGTCATTAACTAAATCAATAGAAACAACAGATGACTTAGTAGAGGCACGCCCCCCTTTTAACACAATATGGCTCTTGGGTGTAAAGAGCACCTCATCAAATACTGGGTTAATCAACTTTGCTAGGTTCAGTATCGCCATTGTACTCACTCCTATCAAATGTAAATCCAGTAATGACCGTATCATCTTCATCATCTGAGCCTAGCTGAGCCTTGAGGTTGTCAATCCTCAATCGTTGCTCCTCTGTGACAAGAGGTGAGCGTGTCAACTCATCATAGGTCTTAATCATGCTTTTAAGCTCTGACTGTGCCCTTGCTATTGCAGCTAAAGCCTTGCCTTGCTTATCCCATGCCGTATGATGTTCATAGCCTGTACCAGCTTTGCCTGTACTAGTAACAAAGGTATCGCTATCCTCTACATCTTGGACAAATAAAATACGCTGAGCATGCAGTAGATTAGCATAGGTCAGCGTGATATTTTCCCAGAGTATGTCTATTGGCTGTTTGTCTGATAGCTCCTGTGCTATCTCATACACCTCCTGTGGCAGATACTTAGCAAACAAACCATGTTTGAGGGCGTTAGTGTTTCCCTTAGGGGCTCCGTGTCCTAGAGCGTTCTTACTGCCCTTTGGAGCACCCCTTGGCTTTTTGGAGCGTTCCGTATTTTTCTTTTGGAACGTTCCTTTTATTTTAGGTTCCCATTTGTCTTTACTTTTCCAACCTCGGACAGTGCCAGCTGAAACACCCAATCGCTCAGCAATCTCAACCAGTTCAATGTTTCCATTGTTCTCTGAATAGATTTCAAATGCTTTGTCTCGGTTGGGGTCTCTTGCTCTACCCAAGCCTAAACCTCCTGCTGTTTATTTGTTTTGAAAAAAGAAAAGGGCAGACACTTCATAGGTGCCTTACCCTTAATTCTTGATACTACCATTCTAGCAGATTTTCGACTTCATGCCTGTACCGTTACTATCATTTACTATCAATTCCGAAAGAATGACATCAAGCTCCTTTACTGCCTGTTTCTTCAAACGGTAATAGGTAGGTGAGCTCATGCCACCCATACTGTCACAGATGTCGTCAACGCACATCTTATTGATGTAGGTCATTCTCAAGATGGTTCTATGTTTAGGATTTTTCAGTTTGTTAATCAATCTACCTAATTCAAGTTTCCTGTTAATAACTTCATTAGTGTCCTGTTCAATGGCTTCTTTCATGACAATCAGCTGGGTATAGACATCATCAACCTTTTTAGTCTGCCCACCCTTGACCTTGTCTGCTGTCCACTTGGGGCTTGAGAGCAAACCTGCCTCAAGCTCATTGATTTCATCTATACGGCTTTGAATATCCATATCAAGATTTTGTAGCTCATTCAAGAGCTCTTTAGCCTTGTTCACTCTCTGTCTCCTTTTTGTGGTATAATGTATGTGAGTTATTTACCACAGCCAGGGCAGAGAGTGCCTTGGCTTTTTATTTGTCCTCAACCCATACCGCAATAGGGTTTTTGGACGGTGAATATCTAATAAGTTTTCCTTTCTTTATTTTCGGAGCGTGTTTAGTAAAACTATGTCGTTTAATCATAAATCCTCCAACGCTACCCACCGGAATTGTGGGTATTTTTCAGCTTCTTCTTGGGCGCATTTGTAAGCAGTATCTTCAAAGAAATCAAAATCGTTAGTGCAAAAGACGCTATAGGTTCCCTTGCTATATTCTAGGAAAACATATTTCCAGTACGCTGGCTCTGGCACATCGACCAGTAGCACGCCTTATACAGGTTAAAAATGCTATTAGCCCAGATAGGATGATGAGATTAAATAAAAAGTCTAATATCGGCCAATTCATCACTCCACCTCTTTCGCAAACTTAGCATCCCAAGCCCACTCAAAGTCCTGTTTGATTTCGGCTTCGGTGAGTTGATTTTCTGGTTCTTTTTTCCATTTATAGTTGGGTACTTCATCCAAAAAGATATCACTTCCAATAAATACCTTTCCATTTTCTTTATACAAGAATGTGACAGTATCTGGGCGATTTGGGTCAGGTATCTCGACCGTGTATAGCTTCTCCCGCTCAATCTCGTAGCCATAAAGATAAGCTAAGTGTAGTTTTTTTACATTGCAATCATAATTTTTGTAAACCCAATTCCAAACAGATTCGTCAACAACATCATAATTGAGACCGAACAGACCATGTTCATCTAATGTATCTATCCACTCCGCCACAAACTTCGGCACCACAACCTTCTGTGGTTCATGTGGTTTCTGAAACTGATACACTTGTTCAACCGTTGTTCTAAAAGGCCTTATGGGACCGTGAATCGTGACATCAACTCCGTCATTGTATCTTTCATTGATTGTTACAGGTATAAACTCCGTACACCCGTTCACTTCGTAAAAATCATTCTGTTTCATCTGTTTCCTCTTTCTGCATAATGTATTTGATTTTGTTGCCTATGGTATTTTAACCAGCCTGCACTTGTTTCTGAATTTTTGCACGGAATATTATTCTTCCAAATATACTTCTTAACTGTTTCATATGGAATGTTTAAATCACTCGCAATCTCCTTTCTCGTTCTCCCTTCGTTGCAAAGCCGTTTTACTTCATTATCCAAATGTTTGATTGACACTCTTTTACCGTTTCCTGTCAGACCTAATCTTTCGGCTTTTTTTAAAATAGAAAACCTAGATGTCCTAAAATAATTTGCTAGATAATAGGAACTTTTTTGAGGATACAACACTTTCAATTCTTCGACTTCTTCATCTGTCCAGATATGCTTCATGTTTTTTAGATTGTAGTTTTTCCTTAAATGATTCAACCTTGCATCTATAGCATTTCTACTCCTACCTAAAAAATCAGCTACTTCTTGCAATGTACTTTCTTTGTCATTGTTCGCCAACTCTAAATAAATATCGTCATCCTCACTCCAATTCTCGTATTTCGAAATAGTTCCTTCCGTACTTTTTAAACAACTCTTCATACGTTAGCATGTGCTTTTTATTTAAATGATATTGAGAGTTATTTTCTATTGCGACAGCCATAATCTTTACCCAATCATAGAAAATCTGGTCAAATCTAAATTTTCCATCTAATTTATTGATTTTTTTAGCTATTTCACTCTTGAAAGCAACCATCAACTCCCCCGCCCTTTCAGATACTCTGGCATCTCCTGCCCAATTTCAATTTCCTCGTACTGCTCCCTGGTCACAAGGAACTTCCCATACGGCTTGACCTCGACATAGTAATGCCTGTCAATCACATCCTTAGATGTGACCTTGCCGAACATCTCCGTGCCGGCATTGTCAACCCGGTAAATAATCACCGGCTGTTGTTCGTGTTTAGCAATTTTATAACCTATCTGGTAAACCATGTAGAGTATCGTCATAACAGCAAGCAATACTAGATTTAAACTTACTGTGAATTTTACTGTTTCTTTCACTCAACTTCCTCCACTTCAATTTCAATTCTGTATTTATCTTTCAATCCGCTCAGACCACCATATTCGAATGTCATAAACTTGATCACCTCGTGACTGTCATCTGTCCAGATACCAGCATCTGTCATACCGTCAACCAAGGCTTTCACAGTCGGATAAAAGTTCGGTGGGTCCATCCGTCTTTTAGTCGGTGCGTAAATCGTCACCACAAGCCCACAGGGACGTTTTTTTGTGTGGGCGGTATATTTACCCTTGGGAACATTTAAACGCCCAATTTGGCGAAGATAGGCGGTAATTTCAGCCTTTCGTGCCCAGTTCATTCTGTCGTTAGCATTTAACATCTCTTTTTTGCGTTTTGTGTTAGAAAAAATAAATTCAAACTTCAACTAATCGCCTCGCTTTCATCTCATTGGTTCGCTTGATATAGGCCGGCGACTTGTAAAAATGTATCGTCGACACCTTCACACCGAATTGTTCAGCTAATTCCTTTGCGGTACCGATTGCTAGTAGCTTATCGCCTTTGTAGAGAGCGTACTCTTTTTCGTGAGCTACCATACAAAAAATCAGAAAGGCAGGTCATCATCAGAGATGTCCATAGGGCTTGAGTTACCAAATGGGGACTGATAGCCTCCTTGGTTGTTTCCACTTTGGAAATTACCACTATTTGAATTTCCATTTTGGAAAGAGTTGCTTTGGTTCTGTTGACCACGACTTTCCAAGAGTTGGAAACTTTCTGCAACTACCTCAGTAACGTAGACACGTTGCCCTTGCTGATTGTCATAGCTACGTGTCTGAATGCGACCTGTAACACCAATCAGAGCCCCTTTCTTAGCCCAGTTAGCTAGATTTTCAGCTTGTTGACGCCAAATGACTACGTTAATAAAATCAGCCTCACGCTCTCCATTTTCATTTTTACGGTTGCGATTGACTGCCAAAGTGAACGTAGCTACCGCTACATTAGATGGCGTGTATCTAAGTTCAGCGTCCTTGGTCATTCTTCCAACCAGTACAACATTATTGATCATCTGACTTGTCCTTTCCTGCATTGCGTTCACCCAGTAGGAACCCTAGGCATAGCCATAGGAAAGTCCAACCTGCTAATATTACTAATTCAATCACTATTATTCTCCTTTGCATTTGTAACAGACACTTTGGTTAGCGTCTTTTGTCTTTATTGTTGATAGCTCACCACAATTTGCACACTTGATTAGAAAACCCATCCCTTTTGTATCAGTTTCTTGCTGTTTTTCTACTTTGGTTACATCTACAAAAATAATATTTTGAGGAACAATCATTATTGTTCTATTACTTTCTACGATTGCCAATGGCACATTGTTATCCAAACTGTACTTGATTTTGTTTTCTTCTGCCTCGTCTTTGCTGGTGTAGTCAAGTGATGAGCCATCATTAAATCTAACCTTAACTTTGAACATCTTCCCCTCCTGGATTTTTATACCAATCAAGCAAATCAGCCTGATTGTCCTTGATGTAGTTTTCAAATATTTGGAATTGGAGGATCGCCCAGCGTAAGCTGTGCATTCCCTCTCCACCTTTAGAGCAAAAACCGCTGACTTTGAAAACTGGCACAATGCTACCAACAATACCTGGGCTAAGTTCGTCAATATTGACTACATTCTCAGTTTGATACCCAAAATCAAGGACGAACTCATCTCCTAAGTCATGGATGACTTGTAGCCTCTTGCCGTCTGAATAGATAGCCACGCTATCTGATACTGTTCTGATTTTCATAGATCCCTCCTAAAACGGTAATACCTCAATGCAAATCCAATCATTAGAGACATTCCAAACCTTGTAAACATAAGCCTCTAGTAAGTCATTTTCAGAGTGGCAACTAGTTCTGTTCCTAACATCTTCATTCCATCCAGTGAATTTGATTTTTTTGGTGTCAAACTGTCTAGGCATTCTAAAGGTTGCTATGCACTCATTTTTGTTTTGGTGGATTGCTATTGTTATGCCGTGATTAAACGGTTCAAGCTCATCAATTACTTGTTTTACTTGCTTATCCATTCTTACCACCCACACAATTCATTGAGCTGTTCTTGAGTTACTGGCTCAATTCGTTGATAGCCGCTGACCTGATAATTTTGCTTGTGTTCAAAACCAAGCTCTGACAGTCCTGCCTTGAATAAGTCCTTTTCTGCCGTGTTGGCAAAATAGACTTCTAAGGTCATTTTTTGAGTGTACTTTTTAGGCTCATTTTCAGTCCTTCTGAGCGTGTCAGGCTCATTTTGGGATAATTGTCCACCGTCCAAAATCTCGCCTGTTTCTGGGTCAATTTGGGGCGTTTCTGACGATTTCCGAGCCTGTGCCTGTTGTTTTACTTGCTGCTCTGCCAAAAGTTGCTCTCTTTCAGCCTCAGCTTGTCGCATTTTTTGCTTTTCTTGCTCAAAGAGATAGTCTGACATGATTTGTTGCATTACATCAGCCAAAGACATTGACTGCAACATACGGATGTACGGCTGATCAGTCATACCGTACTCAGCACATTGTCCAGAGATGGCAGCTTTTTCTTTTTCGTGCTCTTGTTGTTTTTGGTATTCAAAGGTGACCATATCCTCAAGAGATTTCATTGTGACTTTTTTCAAGGTCACGCCATCAGCCATAAAGTCTGAGGCCTTAATGTATTCCAATGCTTTTTCATCAAAGAGTCTAGGGTCCAGCATATATTCAGCTGCTTTGTTAGCTAGATAGCTCTTGACAGTATCAAGACGGACAGCTTTCTGATGTTCCTCAAAAGCCTTAACATCTGCTGCAATCTTATCAATCGTATCATCAAGCGGTTTGCTTGCTTGTTTGATATATCCATCAATCTCATCAGCTGGTTTTGAGAGTTCTTTTTTAACTTTGATACGCTCATCAGAAAGCTGTTTCTTGAGTTTGCGTAGATCAGCTAGAACTTGCTTATCTTCTTTGATGGTTGCAGCTGTTACTGTATAATTTTGGTATTTTGCTACAACATCATTGATATTCTGCTCAAATTTTTCACGGTCAATGATTTCAACTTGTGCCTGTGTTACCTTTACTTGTAATTCTTGCATGTTGTCCTCCTAGTATTCCAAATCTTCCAATAGCTCACCTTGTACTGGTTCATCATCAGGATCAATCACATCATCAGTTGGATGACTTGTGTCAATCTGTCTCTGAGCTTGTTCCTGTTTCATCTGCTCAATTTGAGCCATTTTGCGTGCCATGACATCCTCACGGCTTTCAACAGGTTCCGCCTGTTTGATACGGTCAAAAGTTTCACCGCCATCATCTTCCGTGTACATATTTCCCAAATCCTCAGGGAATGCCTCACGTAGAGCATTTACTAAGGCTGTCTTCCTGATCATGGTTGCTGGCATAGCGTTCCAGGTACTCTGTTTCTTGTCATATTCTTCACGACTGACAAAGATTTCTACAGGTACTTTGAAATTTTTCCGATAGACTCTAGCCCAACCACCTACCAAAGTATCTCCAGGTAACATGAGAGCTCCTTTGCGTTCGTGCATAACTCCATCAGTATCCACGGTGACAACACCTGCCTCAAATCCCTCATAGTTTGGATTTTGGGCAGCACGCTTGAGAAATGCCTCTTTTGAGACAATCAAGCTGAACTCGGTGCCTCCAGTTTTTTTCTTGTAGGCAACAATATAGACCTCATTGGCCAAAGGGTTCAAGTTGCGTCCCTTGATAAGAGATAAGGCTTGCCCTACTTGTTTTTCAGTCAGCAAGTTTTGAGGGTCAAAATAGCGTTTGACATCCTGAAAAGTCCAAACACTGGTATCAATGGCAATATCACGCTTGGTCTGTGTTGATAATTGATTGTTAGTCATTTTCTTCTCCTTTTGGTCTTTCTTAAATTGAAATTTTCACGCTTTAAGCGTCTGTTTTCGTTGGTAATTGAGATTATCTTGTCATGTTGCTCATTGATAATCTCCCCTAGCTCGTAACAAAGCTCTAGGTAACGTTTCCGCCAGTAAGCATTGTCTTCATAGCGTTCTCTTTCCATAGGCTAGTTATCTCCTACATAAATCCATTGACCGCCTCTGAATACCCATTCATCAGGATCATGTACCTGTCTTGGTTCCTCAGGTTGTAAATAGTCACGGTCATAGTCAAACCATGGGTAAGTACCGTCCATGTCGCACCTCCTCAAGATGATAGAGTTGCATAAGCGTCAATTAGTCGCTGCTGCCTTGCAATGATGTCAGCCATTTGTTGACGATCACGGCCAATAGCCATATTTTCCTGAGACAGTTCTTGTAGTATGGCGTTTTTTTGGTCAATGAGTCCTTTAAGCCTACGGTTCTCAGCTTTGAGGGCTTTTAGCTCAATCAGAGTGCTATCAGTTTGAGTTGGCTCAGCCTTTGCCAGTTCATCTAGTCCTAAATATCGTTTCAATTTCTCTAGCATTAGTCTTCCTCCTCATTATCTTCCATCATCTTGTTAATAGCCTCTTGTGCTGTCATGCCATTCAAGATGTCTTTGATAGCGTGTGAGATTTCATGTGTTAGTAAGGCTTTTTGTTTAGCCATATCATCCTTAGGCAAGAGCCCAATATCCATCAGTGCTAAAGCTGTAACGCTTGACATGTGGATTTTTTCTTGAAATTTCTCAATTTCATCAATGATGGTGTTCTTTTTGTTAGTGTGCTGTTTTTCAAATTTTCTAATCATGATTTTTCTACCTGTGGATAACTTTGGTTATCCCTTTCTTTATTTATTATTACTACTAGTTTTTTGTAAATTAGTATTTATTACTAAGTTAGTGCCGTAAGGCTTAGATTATTGTAAGTTAGTACTTGTTGTATAGTTAGTATTTATTAGTGCTCAGTTTTTCAGATTGCAGTTTTTCAGATTGCAGTTTTTCAGATTGCAGTTTTTCAGATTGCAGTTTTTGGGAACTGTAACACTCAATCTGTGTCACCTGTGGATAACTCTTTTTCAAGATTGCTTTTCAGGTAATCGAAATAGCTATCCGTTATTGGTACATCTGAAAAAAACCTGTGCACCTCACTACCTTTGCCTTTCCCAAGACTACGCTTAACAACTCTCATATAACCTGCTTTTTCTAAAATCTTGAAATGGCTGTCAACAGTATTCCTACTGATGTTCAACCTCCTAGCAATTTCATCAGGATATACTATCCAATCAGGTTTATTGCTTAAAATTACGACCAAAATTCCTATAGTTGCAGGTTTGAGATTGCTGTCTTGTAAAAAAGCATTATTGATAGCTGTGTAATTTTCGTGAGTGTTCCTGATAATATACTGCATACCTCATAAACTAAGCTCCTTTCCGTAGCTCATGCTTTTGCATTCCTACAATGTCATAATAAGGATGACCTGCTGGAATGACATAAGTTGCTGGATCAAACTCTACCCATTGCTCCACACCGTCAACAATTACCTTGCGTAGGCTAGTAACCTTGGGTGTCCATTGTCCTTTTTTTCTTGACATGATATAATTACCTCGTAAATGTTTACTTAGTCCCTCAATGGAATTGCCGTTCCAGAGGGGCTTTTTTACGTTCCTAACCTGGTAAATACTCTTGGTTAAGAAACTTGTTGATGAAATATTGTTGACCCTTGCCAGTGACCTTAGTTGTTGTATTGACTGTGGTGTGACCGTCGGCATGGTTGATATTTGTCTTTTTCAGCTCAAACAGACCGAGCTGCATACTTTTCTGTGTCGGTTGGTTCCAAGACTCTCCACGGCGACTAATTAGGTAACCATTAGAGCGTAACCACTGAAAGAGTTTGTTTTGACCAATATCAATCCCATTCTGTTTCAGAATTTTAGCCAGTTCACCAATCAGACAAGATGACTTACTGGCACTAACAGCGTCTGCAAACAGTACCTTAGGACGGTCTGCCTCAATCTGTGCCTCTAGCTTATGGACTTTCTTATCTGCCATGAGTAAGGCCCTTGCCATGATTTTCTCAGGGCTGTTATAGTCTTTCTCAATTTGGATAAAGTAAGCTCTGACCTGTTTTCCCTTATCAGTACGCTGGATCATTGCAATTTCTTTGGCCATATCTAGCTTGATGATGTGGTCAACTTTATTATGTCCACCCCGTCCTGTTTGGTTTCCAAAATTGGAAAGCAAAACAAAATCCTGATTTTCTACAAAGCCATATTCTGTCATACGATCAAACCAAGTTGTGTAATTTGAATTTACTCCAAGTGCTTTGTGCAACTGCCGACCTGATACAACAGGCTCTTGATTGTCATTCAGGGTTACGTTGATGAGTTCGTTCATAGTGTCTCCTTTTGTTTTTGCGGTTAAACCGCAACCTTATGCAAAAAAATAATATCGTCAATCGACACATTAAAAGTAGCGGCAATTTGATAGGCTTGAGTTACAGTAGGCTCTGTTTTACCACGTTCCCAATTTCCCCAAGTATCAGTAGAAACTTCTAAGGCTCTAGCAGCGTCTGCTTGTCGCCAATTTTTTAACGTACGCAACGTTTTCAAAGTCATCTTTGACATAGTTCATTACCTTTCTGTATATTTTTAATAGTTGAGTAGCTCAGCTATGTTTATAGTATAATGCGGTTAAACCGCAATGTCAAGGATTTTTTGCGTTTTTTACGCTTTTTTTTATTTTTTTCTTTACTTATTTGCGTTTTTGCCGTAATATATACTATATAAGGAGCGCTAAAATGAATAATGACAAAAGTAAAGAAATCTTTGCCAGAAATCTTGAAATTCAAATGACACGCAAAGGTGTTGATAGAAATAAACTATGTTCTGACTTAGATTTGAAATATACTACTGTAAGAGACTGGTTAAAAGGTATAACTTATCCTAGAATTGGTAAGATTGAGCTTCTAGCGGATTATTTTGGTATCAATAAATCTGATCTTATTGAGGATAAAAATCAGGATATTAAAGAGGTTAAAATACCTACTTCTCCATTGGTTCAAAAAATTACTGAAAAAGTTGTTAAGTTGACAACGCCAAGAAAACAAAAAGTGTTGAGGTATGCTGATGAGCAACTCAATGAACAATCAAACAAAGTTATCACTTTAGAAGAACACCTATTTGAGTATAAGGTGTATGAAAAACTATCAGCTGGTACTGGTTTTTCATATTTTAATGACGGTAATTTTGATACTGTTTTCTATGATAAAGATTTAGATCATGATTTTGCCTCTTGGGTCTTTGGAGATTCCATGGAGCCAAAATATAAAAACGGTGAAGTCGTGTTAATCAAAGAAACTGGTTTTGATTATGATGGGGCTGTATATGCAGTTGATTGGGATGGTCAAACCTACATCAAGAAAGTTTACCGTGAAGAGGATGGACTGCGTTTAGTATCCTTGAACTCAAAGTATAAGGATAAGTTTGCTCCTTATGACGAAGATCCTAGAATTATTGGTAAAATAGTTGGCAGTTTTCAACCATTTGAAAATTAGAGAGGTGGCATAATGAGCTTTATACAGTCTATTTATAATTTGTTCAAAAAAACTCCACCGACACCTCCTCAAAAGAGTCCTTTATTGATTTTTGGTAGACAACTAAACGATTGGGACGGTTTTTTATTTGATAATGTGTTGCCTTTTGCTAATGAGACAATACCAAATACTAAACTTAAAATATCTGACTTAATATTTCTATGGGTAATTAGTAGGTTTGGTCAAGACTTCCATTCATATCCTACTCACCTTTCTAAAAACTACGGTATTACAAATCCTCTGGAACAAGTCCAAAGCCTTATTAACCTAGGTTTAGTTGACAACGACTTTGCTGTCACAGAACTTGGTAGAAAAACTATCGATAAAAACCGTGAATATATTGAACTCCATAAAAGCGGCTGGACTACGCCTGAGGAGAAAAAATATAACAAGGAAAGTAATAGATTATTCATGGAAAAACAAGCTGAGTGGTTGCTAGAAATCGGTTTGACAGATGAGGGAAACAAAATACTTACAAATCTTGAGGTTGATACTAAAAGGGACGAATGCTTTGAAATATTCCAAAAAGGAGAAATGCTTGGTAAAAGTAAGAATTATAAGGAGTCCAATTTAATTCTACTACCACTATTGGAAAATAATTCTGTAGACTTCCATGCACCACTTTATGAACGGATTGCAAAAAATTACCGTGGACTCAAAAAATATCAAAATGAAATTGATATATGTCAAAAGTTTTTAAATGACTACCAACCTCTTTACGAGGGAAATATGTGGGTTGATGTTTTTACAAAACGCATCAAATTCGCTACAAGTCACATTAAATAAAAAAGCCTTGCGTTCCAAGATTGCCGTCTGGGGAACACAAGGCTAGGTAGCAAGAAATTAGGCATTAAAAAGCCCTTTTTCTTGTACCCATTTTATCATTTTTTAGGAAATTTTGAAAGAGGTACTATTTATGATGGACAGGAATAAAGTAGCTATCTATGTCCGTGTCAGCACACAAGGACAGGTAGATGATGGCTATTCACTTGATGAACAAGTTGACTTATTAACAAACTACTGCAAGTTGAAAGAGTGGACTCTTTATGATGTGTACGTTGATCCAGGGATTTCTGGAAAAAATATGCACAGACCAGAGATAGAGCGACTCACTAGAGACGCTAAACGAAAATTATTCGACATTGTACTCATATACGACTTGAAACGGCTTGGACGCTCTCAAAAAGAGAATATTGTGCTTGTAGAAGATGTTTTCAATCCAAACGGTATTAGATTAGTCAGCTTTACAGAGAACTTTGACGCCTCTACCCCAGTTGGAAAAATGGTTTTTGGTATGCTGTCAGCATACGCTGAACTAGATAGGGCAAATATTGCAGAAAGAATGATGATGGGGAAAATCGGTAGAGCGAAAGCTGGGAAAGCTATGTCTTGGGGAATGCCTCCCTTTGCTTATAATTACAACAAAGAAACAGGCGACCTAGAGCTAGATGAGGTTAAAGCTCCGATAGTTGAAATGATATATAGTGAGTTCCTAAAAGGCGCCTCTGTTAATAAAATTGTTCAAAAATTGAACTCAATGAATTATCACGGTAAAAATCATGATTGGAAACACCACGCTGTCACAGTTATCATTGACAATCCTGTATATTGTGGAATGATGAAATACATGGGACAAACTTACCAAGCTAAACACACTCCCATCATAGATAAAAAAACTTTTGAACTTGCTCAGCTTGAACGAAAAAAGAGGCTGGCAAAATATCATAACGCTGAATGGGTTCCCCCATTTCAAAGAAAATATATCGGCTCTAAAATTTGTTACTGTGGTCTATGTGGAGCACACCTAAAGTCAGAAAAAGATAAGAAAAATAAACTTACTGGCATACGGTCTATCTCGTTCTTCTGCCCTAACACAAGATCTAGGGGTACAGGGGAATGTACAAACCCACGTTTCAAACAATCTGTACTGGAGGGGTATATCCTGAATGAGGTGGCAAAGTTACAACAAAATCCCGAAAAGTTAAAAGACATCAAACCTGCTGAGGACAATGAGCTGCATAACAAAATAGCAACCTATGAAAAAAAGATAAAGCAAAATACATCAAAGCTATCAAAATTAAATGACCTATATTTGAATGACCTTATTTCTCTTGATGATCTGAAACAGCAATCAAAATCACTACTAAACGAAAATGAGTTCATGGAAGAACAAATAAAACTCTTGTCAGCTACAACAAGAGAAGATGAATTACGCAAAAAAATAGACACCTTTCTAGCATTCCCAGACATACTGACCGCTGACTACGATACACAAAAACAGGCTGTAGAGCTTGTAATATCAAGGGTTGAGGCAACCAAAGAAGGTATAGATATTTTTTTCAACTTTTAA